CCTCCCTTACAGATAAGTCTGTATCCTTTAAATAGTAGTTAATAATTGTTTTGGCATCGTGTACATTAGTGAAATAGAGATCATAATCATTGACAGTCTCTCCCAACAACATAGAAGCGATAGAACCGCCCATAATCATGACAGATTGACTAATAGCGTTTTTGACTTTCATATCATCTACCGATTCTATTAAATCAAAAACAACACTACGTAACTTCTTCTTAATGAAGATTCTTGGAATACCCATTATAATTCCTCTAGTTTGTTAGTGGTTTCTTTGTCTTGTCTTCTCTCAATAAATGTCGGTAATGTTAAAGAGGCGTATTTACTGTTCTTATTATCAACCACCTTTTCATAATTTATAGTGATAATATGCCCAAACCAATTTTTACCAAAGTTATCAGAAATTTCCTTTCGTTCTTCATCAGTGAACCCTGACACATTTACCTTTACTTTCTCATCATCTGACATGCAACACATGGAACCAAACGTGTCTTCGTTTTTTCCGGTACCTCTGTTCAAACCTACACAACGAAGATCAGCCTCCTTCATTGGTTTCATTTTGATTTGATCTTGAGAGGTGCCATTTTTCCACAATGCGTCAAATTTTTTCAGTATCAGTCCTTCACCACCTTTTGATATTATGCTATCACAAAACCTCTTAATGGTTTCCAGGTCGTACAATACCTTAGTCTTAACTAAATTAAATGGAGTTGTTATTGAATTTTTTAACTCTTTTACGCGGACCTTATAAGGAGGACACTTAGCATCACCTGTAATAACCTCTATTGGAACCTTATCCCATAGATAGAACTCAGGTCTCTGACTATTTTTGAATGTTCCTCCATTGAGTATGTGGTTGGCAATACCATTGCTTGTTTTTCGATCCAATGGAGCACCATCTTGAAAAATGATCATCTCTCCATGATACTGGTATCCCTTTTCCAACAGGTCAAAGTCAATCATCTGAAAAGCATGGATATCAAACAACTGTCCTGTTCTGGATGTTAGAATGGTTTGATCATTAATGGCAGTAATGTTCATAAACATACCATCCATCTTTTCTTGAGCTATGACTCCTTCAGACCAATTCCAATCAGGATTAAAGGGAGCACATCTCATGAATCCAACAGTTTTGATGAAATTTGGTTTAACTTTGTTTATAGTCTTAATACCTATGCCATAAATGAGTTTTTTGTTCAAGATTCTAATGAACAGTTTTTGAGAGGACTCATTAAAGGTCTTGAGTAAACTCTCGACTCTGTCTAAGGCTTTGTTACCGGTTAGTTTGCGTTCAGCTAGAGCATCTAACACTTCAAAAGCTTTACGACCTATTTCTTTGGAACCTGTGTTCAAATTCATAAAGCGAGAAGTGTCTTTTATGTTAAATGTTTTCAACGGCTCATAAGCGTACTTTACACAGTATTGGAACAGTTTTGATTCAAATAACATATATAAAAAGTCTTCTTGTATTGACTTTTCTCCCACAGTATCTAGGGTTTCTATTAGTTCCAGGATTTCTTCACTAGTCATCACGCCACCTCATCGTCCATGGCATCCATAAGCTCATCGATATCAATGTTCTTGTTTTCAGTAGAAATGACTGCTTTCAACCATTGACCTAAGGCAATTCCTGCATCTTCCGGTTTATTTTCTCGTATGAAAATCACCACGTCATTTAACATATCCATTTTTATCTCCTTTCAAAGTCTGATTTTAGTCCAGTCTACATATGGCATAGATGTTCCTTCAGGATACACTAAGGGACAACCATACGCAGCATCATCAATATATACGTGAGCATGAATCTTCTTGCTGGCTGACCAGTGTTTCTGTCTAGGATTATCGTTGATACCCCATAAAGAAATTTCGTGTCTGTTCAAGTAATCCAGAGCTTCCACAAGAGACGGCCCATTTCTGAGAGTGTATAAGATTAGCAAGTGTCCATCTGAAAGGAGCTTCTTCAGTCCTTCAATAGCACCCGGCACGGGTTCGCCTATTTCAGGCCATTTTTGTTTACAGATTGTCCCGTCAAAGTCAACAGCAATGATCATATTCTTCCTTTCAGTATGACAGGTCTATAACACTTTTAGAAATTTCTTCAAGTACGTAATAATTACCTGTGGCTTCTTCAAACCCAACAATAATAGTGAGATCCTCTGATGTAAATCGCCGAATTTTTAAAATCTTTCCCACCATATCTTCCCAACAAATACGTATTATTTTCATACTATCTTTCCTCAATATCCCAAATTTTCTTTTGAATCTTCCCCACATAATTATAATTAGGACGATAACCCAGCGCTTCCTTGCTGCTATTCACTCTATTATCAGTCTTCAGAATTTCCTCGGCAGTTAGATTAAATAGCGTCATCGTTATTAACATGGCTCTCATCTTGCAATAACCTTTACACATTAAATTTCTTAAATATGTCTCATAGTTGTGCATACTACCTCCTGTAAGGTTAGAGTGCTCCTATGGTAGCGAGCACTTATGAATTGTAATTAACGAATTGGACAGTGTCCCGCTTCACACTCCTCACCACCTTCAAACTGTACTTCTGTGGTAATCTCATGAATAGGTGTGGTGGAAGCTACTAAAGCGTCGAACTCTTCTTTGCTTATGGCTTCGTAGGGTTGTTGATCGAAACCGTTCTCCTGTCTTAATAAGAAGGATAAACTTTTAAATGAGCGAAGGTAATTTTCTTCCAAATATTTACGGATATTTGACACCTCACTCGCTTCATAGTATACTGTGCAAGACACCGAATTATCTGACCAAATTGTTTGTATCAATCTAATAAATTCCAATTGATCGATAGCAGACATACTTTCAGCCAGAATCGTACCGTCTGAGTAAGAATAAGGAAAGCTTATAATAAGACTTCCTCGATCCAAACTACCATCGAAATTACGCTTATATTCCATAAGGTAGCCTGCTTTTCGACATATTTCAACTAGAGGGTGTTCTGTGGCAATAGTGATGCGTCTAATCATATACTTAGCAAAAGCGGGATGAATTCCCGGAGTTACTCCTGGCAACAGTGAGAGGGTGCCTGATGGTTTGGTGGTGGTCAATTTAATACTTGTCGGCATACCATATACATCAGAATACTTTTCATCATATTCCCTCAAGAATTCGTAAGCGTCAGGCAGCCAGCTTAGTTGTTCTTTTGTAGATTGCGCCAATCCTGTAAGACCAAGACCCATTCTCATATTTCTGTGAACAGCTTCTTGAGTCTCAGGATGGTGAGAAGGGAGCATGAGAGAGTGTTTAATTAACCGATAATTCAAGGTTAAAACATCCTTGAACTCATCATCACTTTTAATATTCGGTAAAAAAATTTCTCCCAAAGCACAGGTCTCATAGTTTTCAAGCGTCTGTTCAGCACACATTTTGTTACACTTTTCAGTGGATTGCTCTTTCAAACAATCTCTATATGTTACCATATAGTTCAGACTATATCATCATCCACATAACTGTGGAGGCTACCGTCCGACTTTGTACTGAAATGATGGAAGAATGAAAGGGGATACAATTTCCTCAAATAGACATGAATGAAATGTTGGAATGACTAGATCATATTTAAGTCCTTTCTTACGAATATTTGTTTCCATGTTGAATACCTTTTTTATACAGGTTTTTATCAACATCAAATCTCCATAAGAAAGATTGTTCAAATGTAGACGGTATGTAGAACAAGCGTTAACTCGTCGTTTATCCATAGTTCTACTACCGCTAGTCATCAGCATTATGGCCAGCATTTCTTCATCCATTAAAGTTAACATGTGAGGATCTACAACTTTTCGTCCTTCAATATAAATTCTATTTCGTATTTTTGTAAATACTGGATGTGAATATGACTGAAGACGTGTTTGTTGTTTATGCTTGTAATCTTCCTTATCATTAATAGCAGACATAGTTTTTTTATAGCCTACAGGTACTTCTTCCAGCGCTGTAATAACTTTGTCTATATAGTCTTCATTATCTTGTAACATTTTGACTATTAAACTTGCATTTGTTTTGTTTGATTGCTTAATTAAACAACCATCAAACATTGCAAAAGCATACAGGCGTTTTTTCAGATCTTTAGTCATAGTCGTTGCATCTCCCATAGCGGGTTGACACAGGATTATCCCAGTGGGACTTCCCCTGTTATTAAGTAGCTTTTCAAGCGAGATTACTCTCTCAAGCCCCTATGCAATAAGGGTTCACTCCCATTACATCAGGATCTTTATATTCATCATCCCCCAGGCGTCCCATTTCACGAGAAAGCTCTAAATTTACAAGACCATATGGTTCTGAATTGCCTTTGTAGCCTTCCCAGAAATAATCATGTAATTCACTGATTTCATTGCAGACAACACTGTTATTACTCATAGCTCTCCATTTTGGGATGTTTCCCATGTCCCAACGTTTTGCCAAGAGATATTCTACATCATCGGGGTCACCTAGAGCAATCTGAGCACTTCTACGAACATTTCCTGCAACGATAATAAAGCCTATTATATTCATTATATCTAGAGCATCAATCGGTTTGATCTTCTTTCCTTTACGTCTCACCAGTAATTTACTTATTTCATTGATTCCCCATATTAGATCCTGATCACCTGAAGCTGTTCCTCCAAACCCTTTAATAGGCTCTCCTTTTTGACGAACCAATTGAGTACTATACGTGAAGCTGCCTTTATCTTTTGAATGACTGAGGAAAGCGGCTTTCAGGGTTTTACCCAAAAGTCTTACCCAACCTTCCCTAGAATCTGGTACGATAAAATCCGCTCCGGCATTATTTATTCTTTTTGGAGGTTCAAACCAATTTTTCACTTTTGGAATCTGTTCAATGAACTCTCTTTGTATGTTGTATCCTACACCTGAACCTAGAGCTAACATATCCATTGCCCAGGTAAAAGGTCTTATAGGATGATCTACCACACAAAAAGCACAGTTTTGGAGGCTGGCAAGACCAAATCTATCTACTACAGGAGTTCCAGCCTGCCATAGATATCGACCAGCAGGCATTCCTTTAAATTGTAACATATATCCAGCCAGTCTTTTCTCTTCATCTCTAGTAAAATTACAGCCAAACTGTTCTTTGGCCGCGTTAATCATTCTAAGAACTGTATCAGGATACTCTTCAGTAACCTCCCCCATACGTCGAGAATAAGTTCTTTTGTACACCAAATATCCTATAGTACTCCAGGGAATTTTGATATTTGGTAAATCGTCCTTACGCATTATAACTCCAATTCAAAGTCGTCACTATTATAGCGACGAGAAAGGCGTCCTGTCTTTTCATCATAGTATGAAGCGTCCACATTACCGGTCATACCTGTATAGCGACTTTTAAGCACTCGCATTTTGATAGTATTTCGAACGTCGATTTCATCTGCCACCATGTTTCTGGCAAAACCAATTACATCAAACGCAATCTGCTTAATAGATCCACTTCCTTTTATATCGTCTAGAGAGGGAATCACCCCTTCTTCAAAAGCTTTCTTACCGGCTATTGTTTTACGTAGGTGTGATACAAGGCCTATCCACACAGGATAACGTTTAACTAGACGAAGTAAGTCATTCATTATTTTATCTTGAGCTTCATTTCCTGTTAAATGCTCTGCGCCTTCGGATACAAGAATTGTGATATGATCAATGATGATTGTTTTACAGCCCACCAAACACATGTATTCCAGCTGTTCCAGTAGAGACTCTTCACCAAGACTTCCTTGATGATCCAATAGTAAGATGTTTTCTTCTGAGAACAGTGCATCAAAACCCTTTCTGAGAGTTTCCAGAGGAATTTCCTCGTCGCTGGTATTCTTATTTAAATACATTCCTGCTAGCTTTCTAGCTGTTTCTTCAGGAGACTCCTCCAAAGAAATAATTCCTACTTTTTCCTTTTGTAGCAACAGTGCGTCGAGAACTATTTCTCGCATTATTGTACTTTTACCACTATTATGAGTTATCACAAAGTTTCCAAGGACAAAACGACCATTACCATCAACCTCAAAGCCATAATATTCCGCTTCTGGAAGGGCTTCTATGGTAAAAGAATATTTGTGGGAGTCCCTCTTTTGTAATCCAGTTTCAGCTTTTTTATAAGACAGCACTACAGGAATGTCTTCCAACGAATCACCATTTATTAACAGTTTATAGCGATTGCCAACCTTTTTATTTACTTGTTTACTAAATTTTGTTGAAAATCCTAAAGATTCTGACAATCTCTTCACTTGAAGAAGCAATCCTAACTCTTTTTGTAAAAATTTAAAACCTTTAGTCTTACTACAATAATAGCCATTAGTATCAATAAGACCAGCTAGTAACTGTAGACGACATTCTATGTTTGATGTTAGATACGTCTCAGGAATATGCTTATTAGTTAGTTGTAAATTGTTGAGCAATTTATCTTTACTATTGTAGACCAATGATACGTTTTTCTCCCATACATGTCCTTTTTCATTAAGTCTGTTTACAATTGCAACATTGTCATCATGGTAATAGCTTTCCGAACTAGCTCCCAACAGTGTCCCCAATATATAAGGATCTATTGGAAGAGGAGTCTTGTTATGGAATTCCAGTCTAGCACTTTTTATGGCCTTTGTCAAGTGCTTTCTTTTTAATGACCACTTTTCATAAGTTTCCAGTCCTATATCCATCACTTGACCCGTCGTAAGTCCCCATCGACCAGTTTCGGCATTATTTACCAGAGACATGATGTGAGATTTGTTACATTCAAAGGATGTGCCATCTTTCAGAATCACCCTTCTCATTTCCTCACGACCACGAAATAATGTCTTTACTTTACGGCAGGTGTTGTCATCACCCATGACGAGATCATTCACAGAGACGTCTTGTACCTTCTTAATACTTCCATTATACATCAAAATTTCTGTGTTCTTGGCAAAACATCCTGTACCACTTACAAAAAGTGCTATCTCACCATAACGTCTCCCTTTAAGCTTGTCATTTAGTCCTGAAATACATTCAGGATATAGAATGGACTTTACCTTAGACAATTCAACCAGAGCGTCCCAAAGATCTTCTTTTGTCTTAAAACCTGCTGGAGTGTATCTAGCGGCATCAAATACAACCTCCATGAGCTTGGTGGAACCATCTTTTATCAAAACTTCGTTGGGATCTTTTCTTTCCATCTTAGCGATTCTAATTTTGTCTGCACCAATAATTTTGGTCGCTTCCTTTGTGGCCTTTTCACCGGCGGCATCATTATCCAGAATAAGAACTACTTCGTCAAAAGAGCGAATCCAGCTTCGATTTTCAATAAGTTGCTTATTCTCTGTACTAGCCGTCATGGCTACTACGGGATAGAACTTTTTATAACGATTATAAGAGGCTTCTGCTACACTTAATGCGTCAATAACACCTTCTGTAATGATGAGTCTTTTACCACCTCCGTTAAAACGCTCTTGACCAAATAGTTGATTATGGCTAGCTTCTCTGTTTATCCAGTAGAAAGTCTTTGGAAGCTTTCTAACTTGATAGGATGTTTCAGAATAAGGATAATAATGAGCATCTACTTCCCCGTCAGCATTGTATGATACTTTCACTTTGTAGAATTCAGTGATTTTCTTGCTTATGTTTCTATCTCTTAAACTCTGAGAAGTCAGTTCTGAAATTTCTTCTATGCTGGGTTTTCTTAATTTTCTTATGTTTGGTTCCACTCTTTCAAAATTATCTACTACATTACCAAGTTCGTCCTTTCCCCATTTTTTGAATGAGTGATTACAAGAATAACATTTAGCGCCACCGTCCTCATAAACTTGAACGGCGTCACTGGAGGAACAGATAGGACAGGGTTGATTTTTAAGAACTATTTTTCCCATTAGCTCTCCTTTTGGCCCATTTAATTATCAGTTGAAGCCTTTGCTTATGCCGTTCAGTGATAGCTTCCGTCACTTTAAATGATATGCCTTCAATTCGTGTGTTATACCATACAGTGGACAGAGGAGCATCTACTGTACATAAAGACCATGTTTCTGCATAGCGTAGACCCCCTTTAGTTTTGTACTGTTCAAGTACAATAAAATCAAATTCTTTCAGATCTCTATAGTTCCACAATTTTTTCAAAAATTTGCTGGATGACCTGTAACGTTTCCAGTTTGACTCTTTGCCCTCGTTTTTTCCACGCAAGGAGTGATAGTCCTTCTTACCAAGATAGACATGTCCCATGTAGCGGTCAATAATAACGTAAATAAATCCGACATAGTCCTTTTCTCCCATTTGTTCAGGAAATTTCCAATGACCGTTATTCATTGAAGAAGCTCACAATTGGCCAAGAATCCACTTCAAACTTGTCATTAAAGTGTTTCTGTAGATACAACAAATGTCCATTGAGTTCTAGCATTTCTTTCCAATGTTCCTGGTAGATTTGAAAATATTGAGAAACTACCACTTCTTGAAACGCTTCTTCAGTTTTGAAGTCTTTCAAGAGTTTCTTTGCAGTGACGTCACCCACACGAGGGAGACCAGGAATGTTGTCAGTAGGGTCTCCTTTCAGCAGCTGTTCGTAAAAAACTCGTAAGGCCATTTCTTCTGACACTTCCTCAATGACCTTTGTATGCATCCTGTAATGTTTACCAGGGATGCAGAGTAAGTCTTTGTCTACGGAGCACACGATAAATTCCTCATTCTCCGCTCGTAGCTCCTCAGCCCATATCCGGAGTAAGTCGTCGGCTTCTCGACCGTCTGAGGGTACAGCGTGGCCGTCAGCGACCAATTTTTTCCGCAACTTCTCCACAAAAGGAAATATAGGATTTATGGCCTTTTTCCTATTGGCTTTGTACTCAGGAAAGACAGTATCTCTGAAATTTCCTTCACCTTTGACTGCAATTCTGAAAGCGTCTGCAAAAAGCTCTTGCTTCATTCCTTTTAGATTTTCTTTTAAACACTTCCACGAAGCTTTTAGATATTGCTTATTTTCCTCTTCCGTAAACACTAGAGGGATTTGATTTCCCTCCTCATCTAAATGAATCATATTTGTGTTATTTTTGACCTTCTCCTGCCAACGCGGCTTACACGCATTATAGCACAGAACGTCCCCGTCAACGAGCATTATCATTTCTTCTCCTTAGTGGATATCTAACCAAGTTTTGCCTGTCTTAGCACTTCCATCCATAATAGACACTCCCACAAGTTCAGGACCCTCTTTGAAAGAGATGGCACCTATCCTTGATGCTCTGTCAGCGTATTCATCTGGTACCATGAAGTCAATCTCATCATGATACATGATAAGGGGAATGAATGGAATCTCTTCTTCTATAAGACGCTCCATACATACCATGCAACTACAGGCACATGTAATCTTTTCCAGACACTGTAAAAGATACACTAAGAGCTTGTGAGGGGAGTCAATATAGATTTTATTACCCACAATGGAAGGAATATTAGGAAACCCGTCTTTTTTTGTTTTATTGTAAATTATGGACAATTTCTTAATAAGACCTTCAAATCCAGGCACAGCTTTAATGAATTCTTCTTTCAGAGTGGCTCCCAACTCGTCGTCAGAGGAGCCAAAAATGTAGCTCCAAAGCTTACCACCACCGGCACCAAATAAAAAGGCGTAAATAATTCGTTTAGCCTGAGGTCGACTGACACCGTACTTACCAGTCCATACCTGTTCACCGTTTTCGTCCTCTGCGTACAGTTTTGGCGCCCTAACTCTCATTTTTCTGAGAATGTTTGTGAGGATTTTAGCATTCTTTGCGTGATTATCACCATGAAGTAATTCATTGGTATATTCATCATTTTTTAAATAGTGTGCCAGACCTCGTGCTTGATTGTTCACTGAGTCACAACCCACTAAAGTCCATCCAGGTAAACTTCCAAATAAATTCCTAAACTCAGGACCCCACTCAGCATTTGGAGAGGGAATGTTACAAATTACAGAATGTCTTGAACGCATGCTGGGCGTTCCTATATTCATGACATCTCCGTGAAGCCTGCTGTTTTCATCTACCTTGGCAAGCCAACCTGTCAATATATCATATCTGGACTGAGCTACGGTATACCTCTTATACAATTGCCCGTGGCCTTTCAGCAGTTCTAAGGAATCTTCTGTTATCTTGGGAGAGGTTTTTATTTTCTTCCTCCCCTCAAACTTATAATTGTAATCTGTTGGAACCCAACCGTGACGAAATAAAAACAACTTAACATCTGCCACACTACTCAGACTGAGAGGTTTAAACTCCACTCTACAGTAGTCCCCTCTGATCATTCGATGAAAAGGAAGTTTGTTGAGATCATCATCATCCAGCCCTGAGATAGGATCTACACCAAACCAACCAGCAGTGTGAGAGTTATAGTAACCTTTCTTAGTCCATTTTGGAGATTTAACTTCCACTTCACCATTCTTTTTATCCTTAGGTACACACTTCATACCAAGAATCGGTATGATTTTTTCTTTAGATTCTTCCAGTACTAAGTCCAACTTCTTATGGAGTTCTTTAGCAGCTTTTAAGTCAAAAGGCCAACCGTGGCGGGAACCGAGCGCGTTCCATTCTGATACTCGATGTTCTGCCTTTAAATAAGTCTTTATCGTTGGTTTCTTTTCAAAAATAATAGCAACCTCTTTAAGAAGTTTGTCATACATCTTAGTATTAATTTTAAGGTCTGTTTCACAGCGATTAATTATGTTATCATTGAGTTCAGACCAATCTTCTATAGAAGGCTTTTTCATATTAAAAGCCTCTGCCCACACTTCCAAAGAATGTCCTTTATTTCCGAAACGTTTATAATTAAGGATTTGAGACCAAATTAAAGTATCTACAATCTCCGTGTCAGGATGTGGTACAAAGTCATATAATTCTTTTAAAACTATTAGGTCAAAACCAATAATATTGTGTCCTATAAGTTTTTTGGCCTTTTTAAAATATGGTAGCCAGTGTTCAATAGATTCACCATGAAAACTCCTCGTCTTTCCAGAAATTCGATTATGTGCACTTAGAATGTGCATCTTAGTGTAAGTATCTAATAATCCATCTGTCTCTATATCAAAGACATATTCACCTTTCAACTCCATACTGACTCCATACATTCTCCATGTTGTCAGAAATCATCATGGCAAAATTTGCCACGTCAGCAGCCTCTCTTTGAATTTTTGCTTTATTCATTTCTGTAATTTCCAAAGCTTCATACAATTCTATCACTTCTTGCAATAAAAGAAAAAAGAGATATTGTTTTGATAATGAGCGCCACCCAGGCTTTTCTAAATTTTCTTTTAGTTTAGAAAGCATCACTTTTTTGAAAGTTTCCACAGCAATAATGTCTTCAGCATGCTCTCTCATATCTTATCATTTTCCTCCAATGGCGCTGGCTCTGCCATGTTAAGGAGCCTTTCTATATCCCTTACTAAAATAGGATTATTCCCATTTTTTATAAAAGCTACCAGAAATTTCATGTACCACAACGCCTTCTCATATTCTTGTAACTCGTCATCTTTACCAGTTCTATCCAAGTATTTACTGATTTGAAGCAAAATAGCAGCTTTAAACAGTTCTGGATCTTTTAACTTACCAGAACCTTGTTTTGACTCTATCCATTGCAAAGTCTCTCCTTTCGGAGTAACCTGAAACATTTGGTAATGGTTAGGATTGATTGCTGGATTTTTAGACATATCTTCTCCTTTAAAGAAAGGACCACCGAAGTGGTCCTTTTAATTTATTAATTAAAACGGTATATCATCATCATCATCATAAGACTCTGTAAAGTCATCTTCTTCAAGCTTAGGTTCAGACTTGGGTCTGGATTTTGTTGAGGGAGCATCAAGGTTATCTTTTTGTTTTTGTTTTGATTTTGGAGAAAAGTCATCATCTAGACTCTTGTGTGCTTCCACAACGAATTCTTCTTCTTCAAAGTCATTTTCAGAATACTCTTTAAGATATGTGACTTGGACTGCAAGAAGAGCATGTCCTGTTCCAGTTTTGGCTTGGTCGCTGGGATATAAATAGAGTTTTACAGAGCCTTTAGAACCGTTACCAATAATGTCAGGATTTTCAATACGTTTCAAATCTCCAGTGACCACACGTGGTGGTTCATTTTCTTTTCCCTCTTCATTATAGTTTCGACGTACCATGGTAGTCCGATAAAAGTTGTCACCTTCATATTCATCCTTTTTTACCAACAATCCCGCAGCTTTCCATTTCTTAGCCTGATCGATGTCGTGAGTTCTGACCTGCACCTCCCACGTAGGATTAGTCTTGCTGAACTTTTTGTTGGGCCTGTCCGGATGAAGTCTGGCAAACCAAAATTCACAATCTTTAAATATCTCTGTACGTCCTTTTCCAGCCATTCTGCATCTCCTTTAGACTTGTGGGTAAATCCCAATTACACGGTTAAACTGGGAATCGATAGGTTTTTCTCTTTGTTGTATATACGTCTTCAATTCTTTAGTGAACAAGTGTTTAGGAATGTAATAAGAGGGACCACCACTGTTATTATTGGCATACCATACACACGCCCAGTTACCACTAGGTAGAAAATAGGCATCATCCACCATAATATCAAATGGTAGTATCTCCATGTCTTCAGAACCTTCTAGAATATGGATAAAACCACACGGATCAAATAATTCATCCTTATTTAGAAGTTCCTCAGCGTATATACTGTACATCAATGCCACACCTTCGTGGTACACCTCTGTAAATCGATTATAATCAATCTCATAGAAGTTGTTATAAATTTTCATAATTTTCTCCTTAAGAGAAACTGAAAGGGGACTCAAGCACTTCTCTAATGTTAAATCGCCCTCTTGGTGCTTTTGTTCTGGAAACACCTAACTGTTCCAGCAAATTAAACAATGGTTCTTTCTCATACAATTCAACAAAGGCTTCCCTAGCTACTTTGTATAATATTGACATATCAGCCAGGAGACAGCCGAAAGCGTCATGAATTGTAGTAACATTGAAATCACATTTATTGACGATGATCATAAGATGTGCAGCATCAAGAGAGTGAACTATGTTAGGAGCAATTCCAGCTTCTTGATGTCCTCCTGAAAACTTTTTTATCTCCGTGAATGAAATATTCAATTGGAGTGTGTTTTCATAATGATTGGACTTAAGTTTAGTTCCTTTAGGTGGCCCATATTGCACCCATTTCTTTTTCACTTCCGCTTCAACATAGTATTGAATAACAGGAAAATGAGTTATGGGAACCGTCCAGGCTAGAGGAACTCCTTTTTCACCTTCCTTTCTCTCTGTCTGATCAGCTTTGAAACCGATGGATTTAAATAGTGCCAGTAACTCCATGCTTTTAGCCATATGAGTGCCACAGGCTGAAAAAGCCTTACGCCCCATATAGACGCCCCAACTACGTTCCATGAATTCCAAAAGTTCAATGCCGTGTTTACAAGCATCATCGATTTGCTGAGTACCCATACCATACTCAGTGGATCCGTAAGAAATTGTCATTACATTTCTTTTGACAATCTTTCTACGTTCTTTGTCGGAATGTATTCGATTCCAGAATAGAGGTGCTGCCTTTTTAATATCATCACAATGCATTACTCTGGCTTCATGAACAAAGTCTTTATTTTCTTTTCTTTCTTTGTCACTCATGGCTTTATACGCCATCTTACGTTCCAGCAAAATATCAATAATTTCGTTTAACCGTGTTCTTTCTTCTTTAGACATTTTTTCACATTCTTTAGCTATACTCTCCCATACATGTCCTCCAATAATCAAATACAGATCTTGAAATTTATCTGAAGGACACAAATTAACCAGAGGTGCTACAGTTTCATCTCTAGTCAAGGCAGCTAAATGCTGATTACCATTAATGGTGCCATCGATAAAAACTTCCAGATGACTTTTGTAAGAATAATCTTGAAAAATGTCTGAAGGGTGTTGTCCATACCTAGCTTGCCATATCCTTAATTTACGTAGTTCAAAACAGGCTGCAAGAAACTGCCAAGGTTTATCAGCCTTCATCCAACCTGTCCGCTCTTTAGGATTTTCAGCAAAAGTTAATAATGTTGCTTCTCTAGTTTTCGCCCACTTTATTTTTTCCTTTAAAGGGAGTTTGTCAGTCTTTTCTCCTGTTTTTAATTCATTTCCCCAGTTATTGGCCAAAGAAATTAATAACCAGTTAAAACCACCAAGACCAATCTCCTTTCTATCATGTCGTAAAAGTAAACCTCTGGCAGTGTCTGCTCCTTGTTCATGTAGATATGCTGTAGTACAGTACTTTCTTCCTCTGAAATCATAAAAATATAAATGATAAAAAGGGTTCCTTCCTTTAACTTTTTCAGCTATCTCAAATATAGTCTCTGTTTCCAAAATCTTAGAACGCTTCGCTGTGGGATTAACTTGTTTCCAGATGTCATTGAAAACTTCTTTATGTTCTTTGAAAGCCCATCTTTGAATTTCCAATATCTTACTGTTTATTAACCACCCTGTATTTTGTGCTTTGTTAATGGTCTTAAATACCATAGGATGAGTCTTGGGTGAGAGATAGTTAAGAGTAGCCAGACTCTCTGTTTTAACTAACTTAGTACCTGTTTCTTCATGAGTTGCTGAAACCCAAGGAGCATAAGGACGGTTGCTTGGAAGTTTTTCCTTAGAAGCTCCAATAGTTCGTTTCCAAACAGCTCGCATTTTGTTTTCTTTTAGAACACGAATTCTGTAAGTAAACTTATCCTGTTTCAGTCTTTCCATATAAATTTCGAGAATTCCAAATTTGTCAAAGGTGTAAATAAAAAATGCACCGGCTCTTGTGGCCTTAAGAGAGTCTCTTTTTAAACCATTAAGTGCCATAATTTTTCTGCCAATGGTGGCACACACTTCTGTAAAACAGACCAGCTTTTTGTTACCTCTTTTGTAAACTTTACTAACCCTGGTGTATAAATACAAAATACTTACAGCTTCGTCAAAGTAAGAATCAATAGAAATTTCTTTAAGAAATGCGATATCACTGAGTTTATGCAACTCTGTCGCAATTCTTTCTTCCAAATCTTTCTTTAACTCGTTTCTCATTTTTTGAGTATCCCGTACAAGAAAGCCACTGTCAGCAGTGTTAAAAACCCTGCCTGTAAAAGGACAAGCAGCTTAATCACCAGGATAACAATTACTACTGTTATCACTAAAGTGAATAAACCATTGCTTGTCCTTTTGTTCATATCTGTTTCCTTTTTAGTTTTAAAATAGTCGTCGTATTGTTACGTGGTACTTGTGAAACCGTTGTACGAAGGTCTATTTCATATTATCACCACCTTTCAAAAGAAAAAAAAAAATAAAAACTAATACAACGCCTTCGGAACGTATCAGCAGCTCAAACCCTATTAAGGATTTGAACTACTAATACGTTGCCGAGGCGTTGTATTAGGTCTTGCTTCTTTCTTGCGGTGGAAGCCAAGCACTTCCACGAGGTTGCTGTGGTTGCTGAATCTGTTCCCGTCGTTTAACCGGTAAGAACTGTACTGTGCCATCTCGATTTATAATGTATCTTCGCATCGCTTCTCTCCTTTGAAGAACGGGTGTTGCAATGTCCTTGCCGCTTCTAAGGTAGCGACGATCCCTTGTCCTTGTCATTAGTGTTTCTTATTCTGAAGATAGCGGTGAAAGCTTTCAACAATAGCTTCAGCATTTTCCACCAGAAATTTTGTCTTATTATTATTAAGTTCCTCTTTAACCGTTTCCAAAGCTTCGATTAATTGCTTCTTTTCCGTTTCCAGGACTTCGATTAATTGCTTCTTTTCCGTTTTTTTTTTTTAACCCGGTCGGAGTACCAGCATTAAAAATCTTCTTAATCACTTCTTCATTGACTTTTAAGGTTTTTTCGACTTTCTGGCGATTAAGATGTTTCAGAGCATCTATTTTATATTCGAAAACTTTGCCGTCGGGGGTGGTAAATTCTTGTTTGATCTCTTTCATTTTAAATCTCCTTTTAACTTTATTTATAATATAATCTTTTTTGCATTTACGGTTTTCTTGAAAAAAAAGGATGATTGACTGCTTTTGCCGCTTCAAGGGTAGCGACGAACCCTTTGTCCTTGTTGATCATATCCACCACTTGTCGGCGGATTTTTATCAACAGCTCTTCAGGATAGTTTTTACCCTGTACATTGATGTATTTCATTTCTTACTCCCTACAAAGAGCATTATTACATTGCAAACTATTGATATGCAAATACAGACAGCTACATACATACCCAGCCCAAAGATGATTGAATTTAACATTTTATTCTCCTTTGCCCTTATGAGTGAGGGCTTTGAATGGTTTTAAATCTTTCATGGTGATGGTCAATAATCTTATTAATCCGTATACTACAATTATGATGAAGATTTTCCACATGTTGTTTCCCTTCCTGCCATTACTACCAGAGTAGCAATGATAGTGATGGCCAACTGGGTGAACATTCCAACCTTACTGCTGTACAAAGTTATTCCTAATACTGTAGTGGAGACTGTGAAAAACAGAGAAGTGATGAGGAACACTCCCATAAAGACCAGCACATCATTTACCACTTTGAACATAGTTTTAAACATAATATTCTCCTTTGCCTCTCGGCGGTGAAGGTCAGAGCTATTTCTAACCTTTTCATATAAGATACTGTATTTTGCGCAAGATGTTTTACTATAGGAGGAATGTACAAGTCACTTTATATTATAAAAATACCCGTGGTGCTAAAAGGAGGAAGGACACCACGGGCCATTGCAAACATTAAATTTTAGAAAGATCTGAGTTACATGTTTCATAATAACGGATTATGGCGTTTTTGTTTCTAACATTTGCCAAAATTTTTTGCATATTAAGTCCTAGGTTCTTGTAGTCATTAAGGGTTAGTCCTATAACCTGATTACCATTGATATCTACTGCAAGAATCCAATTAATTTCTAATAACTTTATTTTTTGTATTTCAGGGGGTTTTGGACAAGCTATCTTTACCACTTTCCGATTCAAACTCTCGGAACACCCTAATAGTACCAGCATTAATACGATTAAGCATGAGACCAGACTTAGCTTTAAAAAGTTTCCCAAAATCATGTTTACTGAATACTTCATTTTTATCGTCCATTTCCGCACGAATTCTGTTTATTTCCTCAGCTGTTATAGTCATCTCTTCAAACACCTTTCTGGTATTAGTCTGATAGTCTTCTAAATTTTTAGACACTTCAACCAGATCTACTCTAGTGGTCTCCAAACGTTCCTGAAGATTGGTCACATAGTAATACACTGCAATACCTGCTGCAATTATGGCGAGAGTTGTAACCAGCTTAACAAGAGTTTGAGGTACTCCTAGCTTTAAAAGTAAAAGTTCAATCATTAAGGCTCCTTTGAATTAATTTTGGCCAGATCTGCCTTACTCTCATCATGATAATATTTAATAGGTATACTGGCCAGACAGGGTGCGAACAGCCCTAAAATACCAGCAAAAGCTGCAATATCAGGTATTTTTTCTTTGACCATAAGCACATAGGTTAATAATAAAAGCACATAAACTACTACACCTATCAATACTTTAACACAGGTGACAGCCATCCAGCGTTTCACGTACCACTTAGGATCATCATCATCTGGAGGTTTTAACCAAGCTGCATACATTAATTTCACTCCGTTTATTTAGACTCAGCACGTTTAGGACAGTCATTTGGTATTTTGAAAGATGTCTTATCTTCTAACCCACTATACCGCCATTTAAAGGAATGTAATAACCCTCTAACACATCTACCACAAGCTATTTTAAAACCAGGTGTATAAGGTCTTGTAAAAGAGCAGATATCTTTCATCTTTTTAACGTCTTTTCAATAAGATTATATACATCAGGATACTCAGGGTATAATTTTATCAGATCTGCCACAGATTTAATTTTATAAGCCTTTTTTTCAAACTTCTTGTAAGAGTAATGAATATTACGTTCTCTCCAAAAATAAATATATAGGAAGTTAATAAGACCGTGCTCTCTTTGTTGACATATGTGACAACCTTCATGTGGTAGTATGCTTTCAACTATTTCATTCTTAAAATAAATAGTTTCATTGAAGGCCATTGCCTCCACCCATGAAGCTTGTAATTTAAAGAGTTGAAGAACTCTTAGTAATTTTGAATTAGTTACTATTTTCATTTGAGAGACTCCTGTAAAAAGACCTCACAGTACAAGGAGAATAATACTGTGAGGTGATTGCAATTTTAAATTAATTAACGTTTATATTTATCTCTTCTCCTCTATATTAATGTATTCAGAAGGTTGTGACCTTTCATTTCTATTGTTCACCTCTGTGATCAATCGTTCCACCTCTTGAGTAAGTTCAATAATTTTTTGATTCTTCTGAAAGAGTTGTTGCAAAAGAAATTGTTCTTGATGGATATGCTCAATTGACACTTAATTCTCCTTTTATACGAACCAAAGTTCACCTTGTTTAGCTGCCGCCAGATACATTGCCTGGATCATTTCATCGGGGGTCACCATCATTGTGCTATTATCAGCCATTTTCCACGGGATTTCTGTATAACCATTCGCTGAAGCTGCTCTTGAAAACCGGTCTAAGCGTTTTTGTGATTCTTCATCTCCGTCAAAAACAAGCTCAGTACCATCAGCACGGATTATTGCGACAGTTATGTTAAGGACCTTTTTAGCTCTTTCTTGCTTTAATTCTTCTGTTGATAGTCTATGATCTATACGCATGATATATCCATCTTAAAATCAATGTGAGGTAATTTACTAAAGATGACCACGTAATTAGCCACGTTATTAAAGGTTATTTCTATTATACTTTCTTGCAATGAAAGATATTCTGTTATGTTTTCTTCAAAATTTTTCCTATAAATAAAAAGATTACTACCTAATGGTACATTGGAAAAAGTAAGCAGTTCACCAACTGCAACTATGCTTTTATCAGCAGTGATTGGTACAGTTGTTCTAGGCATAAGCTGTGAGTTTTCAATATAATGACTCATGTATGTAGTCTGATCTGACCATTCTGCATAACGCGTTTCTGTTGTATCTTCTGGTAGTGTTCTGGCTTCTATGTGGCCTTGTATTATCCCATAATGATCTGCTATAAAAAATTTTGAAATTGACATTGTCTCCTCCTATGGCGTGACATATACACTATTT